ATGTCATAGGCAGCCTTTTCATTGAGCAGCCGCTGTGCCTCTTCTGTGGTGCTGCCGCCCAGGCCCTTTGCCTTAAGTCGGCGGTTGGCAATGACCAGGTCTAGCGCGATCAGCGCTTCACCGCGTTGCCGTGCATCTGTGATCTGCGCCAGGCCAGCGCGCGTCACCGCGTCACGCATTTCCTGCAGGAACTCGTCTTGCTGCCGCTGGGCCGCACTGTTGATGTCCTTCTGCTCCTGGCTCTCCTTGCGCAGCATGTCGCGGATGGTGAGAGACCGCTCGTAGGCCTTTTCCACGTCCCGCTTGCGCGCGGCGTCAAGCTCGTCGTAGTACCCCTTTTCACTCTGCAGGAACTCGCGCCTGTACTGCTCTTGCGCAGTGCGGATGGCACCGAAGTCGGCTGCCGGCGTCTTCAGCGCCCCTGCAATGCCGGTTCGGTTTTGCTGCGCAGCCTGACTTGCACGGTCAGCGTTTGACTCTTCGGCCGCCACAGCCTGCCGAAGCAGCCGGACCTGCTCGCGCAAGTTTTCCTTCTGCTGCTCCACGCCCCGCTTGCCAGTCCCGCGTAGCGGCAACTCGGCCAACTCGCGCTGCACGATCTCCAGCTGTTGGCGCACAGTCTTTTCGGCGCCAACGGCCATTGCGCTTTGCCAAAAGCTGGATGCAGCCTTGGCCGCCACATTCCAGGCGCCTTCCAGAAAGCCGATCTGCTTTTTCTGACCCTCCAAGCTCTTGGTCAGCAGGTCATTTGTCAGCACAACGGCTTCGGTGGCTTTGCCTTCCTGCTCCAACTGCTGGATGCGCTTGAACTGCGCCACTGACAGGAAGTTGTAGCTCTCATTCAGGGCCGCGGCGAACTTGGCCGGCTCCTTCATTTGCGAGGCAAAAGTGCTGGCAATCTTGGTTGCGCTCTCGCCCGACAGATCCGCAATGCGCGCCGCGGCCTTGGCCTGGCTTTCGATGACGCCCACGCTGGTGCGGCCCGTGGCAGCCAGGGCCAGCGCGATTTCCCGCGCGCTACCCACCGTCTGCTGTGAGGCATCGGCAACACGGTCAGCCAATGCCACGAAGCGGTCAGTGGTCAGGCCAGCAGCGTTGCCGGTGAGCGCCAACGTGTCGCGCAGCTTTGACGCCTCACGGTTGCCCCGGAAGACCGCTGTGGCCAGCAGGCCAGCAGCAGCAGCCAATGCACCTACACCTACAGCCGCTGGCGTGATGGCCGCGCCAATGCCACGGATGGCCGGCCCAATGCCACCGAAGCTGTCCTTGATCTGCCCGCCCTGCTGCAGCAGGATGAGCAGCGGGTTCTGGCCGCCGGCCAGCTGAGTGGCTACGTCGGTGAACTGCGCTGGCAGTTGGCGCATGGCGGCGGCCGTCTGGCGCGCGCTGATTTCGCCCACCTGGCCAATCTTGCCGATGGCCTGGGCGGCCTGGCCGCTGGCCTGGACCACGTTGCCGCTGTCCAGGCGCAGGCGGATGACGGCATCAACCATTCAATGCGCTCCCTTGCTGCGCTGCTCTGAAAACCAGTTCAGCGCTTCGGATTCCATGACCTGCAGCTGTTCGAACAGAAGCCGCCCGCGCCGCCCGCCCATGCCAGGCTTGGCGCGCGCCGGCAGAGCCGCGTGGTTCAGCGCAATGGGCCCGCCGGGCCCGGTAAGCCACTGGCCGCGCACGTCCAGAAACACCTGCACCGCGGGCCACAGTTCGGCCCACACGTCCACGCCAGCAGGTTCCGGCTGCGCGGGCATCACCAGCACAAAGCCGAAGGCTGCCGCCGCCGCCTGGTCTGGCACGGCCGCGGCGGGCGGGCCTTGCAGCACCGCACGCGCGGCCGCCCTCAGTTTTTTGCGCGCGCATCCCGCAGCTGGTGGTGGTATGCGCGGACGATTTCGGCGCCGGCTGACGGGAACTGGTCCAGCAGCTGGGCCAGTGCGGCCTTGCTGTAGGGCAGCGGCTGGTCATCAGGCCCGGCCACGCCTTGCCAGCCTTCCAGCACTTCGTCCAGGTATGCGGCTTCGTCCTCAGCTGTCAGCGCCTGGTCAAGCCAGGCGTTCAGGGCCCGGGTGGTCTTGTGCTTGAAGGTCATCTGCACCGGCATGGCCTTTTCCAGGCCGGGCACGCTGAGGTTCACCGCGCAGGTGAAGGTGGGGTTGGCGATGATCTTGAACATGCGGTGCGGCCCTGGGGTCAGCGCGCCACGATGCGCAGTTCGTCATTGCCCGCGCTGGGCACCATGCGCACCTGGTAGGCGTGCAGCGCGCTGCCGTTCAGGTCTTCCACGCTGGGGTTGATGCGCTGCACCACCGGGCTGTACACGGCCACGATGTTGCCGGCCACGGTGCCGTGGGTGAAGCCCAGGCCGGTGGTGGTGTTGGCCAGCACGTCGGTCATGAAGGTGACGGCCTGCGCGGCAGACAGGTCCAGACTGATGGCGCCAGTGACTTCGCGGTTGGTGAGCTCCACGCTTTCCGCGCCCACCAGGGGCTGGAACACCAGGGCGTTGCCCACGTCCACCTGCAGGCCCTTGCTGGTGTACGCCGTGCCGCCGCTGATGACGCCGGTGCCGGCGGTGTAGGTCAGGCTGCCCAGCACGATGTCCGCGCTGTTGGTGTCGGTGACCACCTGCGGCGTCTTCCAGGCGGTGAGCGTGGGCGAAGGGTTGGCACCCGTGGCCAGGCCGCCGTTCTTGCCGATAAAGCGGAACTTGAATTCCGGCCGCTCGCCTGCGCCCATGCCCAGCGTGAAGGTGCCGCGTGCGCCCAGCAGCTTGTGGACCTGGCCGTCCAGGTAGTAGTAGATGGAGAGGCTGGTGTTGGTGCCGAAGGCGCTGACGGGCAGGTAGTCCACGCTGGCGGCCGCCACGGTTTCACCGAAGCCGCAGGCCTTGAGCAGCTTGCCCCAGGCCGGCGGCGTGGTGGCGGTGCCGCTGCCGGCGGCTTCCACGGTGAAGCTGACTTCCACGTAGTTGGTGCCCACCAGCTGTTCACTGCCGCCCAGGTAGCCGCGCACGAAGTTGCGGGCCACGTTGTTGGCCACCAGCGGGTTCACGCTGGGGTCACTGACCAGCAGCGCGTCAGCGCCACCGGTGGGCACAGAGTCTGTGCCGTAGGTGGGTTCCAGCTTGGCCAGGATGAGTGTGTTGCGGGTGATGCGTGCCATGGTGGGCCTTTGGGGTGTGGGTGTGCCGGCTACGCTTGCAGCGAGCCGGCTGACGTGTTGTGTTGCACCGGGTAGGTGCCGGTGCAGGCGCCCATGCGCGTGTCGGCCTGGGCGCTGTCTTGGCGGATGCGGGGTTCGGCCACGTCCACCACCGCACCGCCCAGGGTGCGGTCTTCCATGAGGCGGGCGTAGACGCGGGCGTGCAGTTCGCGGCTGGCGCGGCCGGCGTTGGTGCGGCCGTCTTTCTGCACGTGGCAGTTGATGGCCACGCGGCTGCGCCAGGTGACGCGGTTGGTGTATTGCTCCAGCGGGTCGCTGTCCACCAGGGACACGATGACGGCTTCGCGCGTGCCTTCGGGCAGCAGTTCAGCGTCTGCGTCTTCCTGGATGGGGCCGCTGGTGATGGCCGGGCTGCGGCGCAGCGCAGTCAGAACCGCGTCCACCACAGCGTCATGCGTGTTCACGCCAGCTCCAGTTCCAGCAGCGTGGTGCCAGCCTCGAAGTGGTCAAGCCGGCCGCCCGGGGCCACCTTGTAGGCGCCGGACTCTTCCAGCAGCTGGTTGCCGTGGTAGACCACCACGGGCGTGCCTTCGTCAACGGGCACAGCAAGCTGGTCCGTGAGGCACGTGAAGGTGATGTCGCGGGCCCGGCCCGAAACACCACCCAGGTCTTGCACGGTGGGCGTGCGGGTGAAGATGCCCGGCAGCTGCACCGTGGCGTCGGCGCCGATGACTGCGCGTGCGTTGGCCGTGCGCTCCAGAGCCACGCGGTTGATGCGTGATTCCAGCCGCGCAAACGGCACAGCAGACGGTTGCAGCGACACCGGCGCCTCTTCTTCCGCTGGCTGCGTCAGATTTCGTTGATGACGACAGCCACGCTGGCAACACCGTTGCCTGCAGCTTCATAGGCCCAGCCGCACAGCGTGTTGCCGGCGGACGAGAGCGTGACGCGCAGGTTGGTGTTGTCCCAGTAGAGCAGCGCACCCTGGGTGACCACGTCGGTGCTCAGCTTGGGCAGCGTGTAGACGCCCTTGATGGCGAACGTGCCTTCCGTGCTGATGGCCACGTCGGACATGGCCACGCCGATGCGCGTGCCGATGAGGGTTGCAGCACCCGCCGCGCGGGCGGCCGCGGGCGTGTGCTGGATGGTTTGGCCAGGGGCCACAAAGTTCTTCATGATGGGTTCCTTCCGTCAGGTGGGGTCTGGTCAGCCGTTGCGCTGCAGC